CGTTCTGTGGAAAGGAACGGTTGGCTCTATACCGCAAAGGCTTTGAAGGACCTTTGTGGGTGGCTGCGGGCCGGTGCTCTTGAGCAGAGCACCCGTCCGTGGACACCGGCTCACCACTTCCCTCGGAAACTTGTCTACTGGCTTAATCGCCGACTCTCTGTCAAAGGCAAACTCGCCTTCTCGAGGGTTGCCCGCGCATTGCCATGCGCGCCGGAGTCGGTGTGTAGACAAGCAGTCACCTCCCATCTCAACAGGCTGTCCACCAGACACGTGACTCCGAAACGGTTGCTTTCGGATATTAAGCGTCACGTTTACACACTGATGGATGGTGCATTCCAAGAAAGAACTTGTTACCACGTGCCTTCTTCGTCCGCCGCTACGGTTGAATTCAAACGAGAGGCCGGGGGCTACAGCTCCTTGATCAGCTCCCTTCATAGGGAGGCCTGGTCGGCTGCAGGGGACGGCTACCTTCGTGGTGGCCGCCCTCGCCCAGGGTCTGGCAACCCCGAGCGCTCCCGTCTCTCGTCTGAATTCGAGCGTAGACTCAGCGAGCAAATACGTAAGGATGCGCAGCACGACCCTCCCACATTGTCTAGTGCACACCGGAACCAGGCTTCTGCAACTGCCTGGCTTCTCCGGCGTGACAGGGATCGTCGTGTTGTTCATCATGCCTCCGTAATTGCTGAGCTGGGGATGAAGGCACGGGTCATTACTATTCCGCCGGCAGCAGTTGTGGCCCAGGGTGACCTCGTAAGACAGGTCATCTGGCCTCGCGTGCTCGAGCGTGTCGTCCCAGTTCTCCCGTATGCCCAGCATACGGAGGACGACATTCTTGCTCGGGTGGCGAAGGGCATTCATGATAGTAAGGTCTTCCTTTCGGCTGACCTTACTTGTGCAACTGACGGTTTTGGACACGATGCGATCAGCGCTGTCATTGCTGGACTGGGTCGGGCAGGTCTGCCCGCCCACCTCGTCCAGTCCCTCTCCGAGTCCCTCGGAGTGGGTGCTGAGCCGCATTTCGTCCGTTACCGTCTTTCTGACATGATGCCTTCCACTGCTGTAGCTTGCCGAAAACGTTACTCTGTGATTCAAGAGGGTGGGCAGGACTTCGTGGAAGTCCCTAAGTATCGAGGTTCCCTTATGGGAACTCCTTGTTCGTTTACGATACTTAGCCTCCTGAATCATTGGATGAGTGAGAGGCTTGGCCCGCATAGGATCATCTGTGGTGATGATCTGGCGGCTGTTACTCACCCAGATAACGTGTCTTCCTATTCGCAGCGTGCACAGGCGATAGGAAGCGAACTCCATGAGGGAAAGTCTTACCGG